CGTCCATATGATTGGACGTATCAGAAGCGTAAGGGACGCTCTGCTTCGCTTGAGGCGGTACAAGTTCTAGATTTGGTTCCTTATGGTGGCTCTGCATCAGATGCGTTTGATGTAGTAGATGAAGGCTTCTCCTCGATGGACGAGGACATTATTCCTCTTTCGTCTTAACTAGGGAAGGGGGAACTCTGGGTATCTGGAGTTCCCCCTATTTTTTATGAAAACAATTGATACATTAGTCGCTGATATTTATTCTTTGTTTGAATCATCTGTACCTGATATGTCAGATGATGAAGTAGATAATATTATAGATAAATTTGGTGATGCACTAAAGGTACATTTAAAAAGATTTATCTATGAAGAAGAACGTAGAAGAGATACTCTTCGACTATCTGCTATTGGTAAACCTGAAAGACAGCAATGGTATAGTGCTTCACCTCATTCAAAAGTTAAAGAGAATATTGAAATCCAGGGTAAAGATAAGATTAAATTTTTATATGGTTATATTTTAGAGGAACTACTACTTACCTTGTCATCTCTTGCGGGACATGAGGTTAAAGATGAACAGAAAGAAGTATCCGTTGAAGGTGTATTAGGACATCAAGATGCTATTATAGATAATGTATTGGTTGATTGTAAGTCCTCATCAGGTAGAGGTTTTGATAAATTTAAAAACAATTACGTATCTTCTGATGATCCCTTTGGATATATCGCACAGATATCTTCTTATGCTGAAGCTAATGGATTGACTGAAGCTGCTTTCCTGGCTATTAATAAACAAACAGGTGAGATATGTTTATCTAAAGTTCATTCAATGGAAATGATTAATGCATCTGATAGAGTTAAGTATATTAAAGACATGGTTAATCAAAGTAATCCACCAGCTAAATGTTATTCTGATGTTCCTGATGGTAAGTCTGGCAACCGTAAGCTGGATGTTGGTTGCATCTATTGTGATTATAAGCGTGATTGTTGGAAGGATGCTAATAATGGTCAAGGACTACGTGTGTTTGATTATGCAACAAACCCTCGATATCTTACGCAAGTTTCTAAGATGCCTAACGTAGAAGAGATTGTAGATTGGTAATGCATTGGAAGTATATGGGTAAACCTGACATTGAAAATAAATTTGGTTTTGTATACATCATTACAAATAAGAAAACAGGTAAAGCTTATATAGGATGTAAACAATATTGGCACTATAAAAAAGGTAAGAAGTCTAGACAATCTAATTGGAAAGTTTATATGGGTTCTTCTAAATCTTTGACAGAAGATATTAAAAAACTAGGCAAAAGAAATTTTAAATTTGAGATGTTAGCTGAATATAAAAATAAAAGAAGCTTGCGATATTATGAATGTTATTATCAAATGAAATATAATGTCCTTGCTTCTGTTCTTGAAGGTACAGATGAACCAGCGTTTTATAACAACTATGTAGGAGGAAAATGGTACAGACCAGTGGAGAGCTATGAACCAGAACTATAGACACATCATTAACAATTTAACTTCAATAACAAACGAATCTATTTTTAATGATACTCAAAATAGCGAGTATCATTCTTTATTTATGGGTGTTATCTTTCGAGCATTGTTAGATGCTACTAAACCAGTATCAACCAATGAACCTACCCGTATTAGAGTAGATAGGAGTGCTGCTAAAGCCTGGTTCTATGCTTGTTCAGGCGTGACTTGTGAAAACTTTGAATACATATGTGATGTAGCAGGAGTTAATCCTGTTGTTATGCGAACAATTGCTGACAAAATATTTAATGAAGAGGATACTAGTTATGCCAGAAAACAAATCAACTCGTTCTTCTACGAAACATGATATGGTTAATAGCCCCAAGCATTATCGTATGCAGGGTGTAGAAGCAATAGATATTCTAGAAATGTCTATGACTGAAGAAGAGTTTATGGGTTACTTAAAAGGTAACATGCTTAAATATATTATGAGATACAAACATAAAAACAAACCAAAAGAAGACTTGCAAAAAGCAGAATGGTATCTTAAAAAATTAATTGAAAAGATATAGAGGAGAACAACATGAATCAAATTACTTTACCAACTAATTACCAATCATTCATTCACATGTCTCGTTATTCTAGATGGTTGGAAGAAGAGCAGCGCAGAGAAACCTGGGAAGAAACAATAGATCGATATCTTTCTTTCATGGTAAATCATCTACGTCATGATTATACTTATGATTTGTTTGGTAAAGAATTATCTGAGCTTAGAAATGCTATGCTTAATCTTGAAGTGCTTGGTTCTATGCGAGCTTTGATGACTGCTGGTCCTGCTCTAGCCCGTGAGAATGTTGCTGGTTATAACTGTTCTTATCTTCCTATTGATTCACCTCGTTCTTTTGATGAGTGTCTTTATATTCTTATGAATGGTACAGGCGTTGGCTTTTCTGTTGAGCGTCAGTACATTGCTAAACTTCCTACAATTCCTGATGTAGCTTTTGAAGAAACAGATGATGTTGTTTCTGTTGCTGACTCTAAGGAGGGATGGGCTAGAGGACTACGTGATCTAATATCTCTTCTTTATACTAATCGTATACCTAAGATTGATACTAGTAAGATTCGTCCTGCTGGTGAACGTCTTAAAATATTTGGAGGTAGAGCCTCTGGTCCTAAACCTCTAGAGGAACTGTTTGATTTTACTATTCAAACATTTAAGAAAGCACAGGGTAGAAAACTAAACTCAGTTGAGTGTCATGATATCATGTGTAAGATTGGTCAGGTAGTAGTTGTTGGTGGTGTTAGAAGGTCCGCTTTGATTTCACTTTCTAATCTGACTGATGAGCGTATGCGTATGGCAAAGAGTGGTGAGTGGTGGGTAGATAACCAGCAACGCGCACTATCTAATAACTCTGTTTGCTACACAGAGAAACCTGACATGGGTATCTTTATGAAAGAATGGTTATCACTCTACGAGAGCAAGAGCGGAGAGCGTGGCATCTTCAACCGTATATCTGCACAAGAGAAAGCAGCATCTAATGGTAGACGTGATGGGTCCATTGACTTTGGCACCAACCCTTGTTGTGAAATTATCCTACGTCCCTATCAGTTTTGTAATCTATCAGAAGTTATTTGTAGAGCAGATGATACCATTGCTACACTAAAAGAAAAGATTAGGATTGCAACTATTCTAGGTACATTCCAATCTACTCTAACAGACTTTGGTTATCTACGTAAACGATGGAAAGATACTACAGAAGAAGAACGTCTGCTAGGCGTATCACTTACAGGTATCATGGACTGTCCTGCTATATACAATGCCAAGCCAGAGACGCTACAAGAACTAAGAAATGTAGCTATTAAAACTAACAAGAAACTAGCAGAAAAGTTAGGTATTAATCAAAGCACTGCTGTTACTTGTGTTAAACCTTCAGGCACTGTATCACAACTTGTTGATGCTGCATCTGGTATACATGCAAGACACAATCCTTATTATGTCAGGACTGTTAGAGGAGATAACAAAGACCCTCTTACAATGTTCCTTAAAGATAAAGGTATACCAGCAGAGCCAGACTTTACAGCACCTGATAGCGTAACAGTATTCTCTTTTCCCATGAGGAGTCCAGACAATGCTGTGTGTCGTTATGATATGGGTGCTATTGAACAACTTGAACTGTGGCTAAAGATAGCTGATAACTATTGTGAACATAAACCCTCTGTAACTATATCTGTTAAAGAACATGAATGGTTTGAAGTAGGTTCCTGGTGTTGGAATCATTTTGATTCTCTATCAGGTATTTCTTTTCTACCTTTTTCAGACCACACTTATAAGCAAGCACCTTATCAAGATATTAATGCTGAAGATTATGATAAGTTATCTAGTGAGATGCCTCCTGCTATTGATTGGTATGAACTTCAAGAGTATGAGCGAGGAGATACAACTAGCGGATCACAAGAGTTAGCCTGTACTGGTGGCGTATGTGAGGTAGTAGATATAGGAGCGTAGTATGACAACCACATTAACTTCTTTTTACTTACGACAATATAAAGATACTGTACCTAAAGGTGATTCCAATATACATGAAGCTATTGATTTATTGCTACATTACATGGGTGATACTTTGGATAAACCTATAGAAGAGTTTAAAGATTCAGGATTTACTGATGACTTTGGGATTCATATGGAATGAACGATATGAAAGTTACACTAATAGATCACATGGGTTCTGACCTGACAGTGGTAAACGCTGCTAGAGTTTCTTTCAACAAAGAGTCAGACTGGGAAACAATACCAGAGGCTGGACCTGTGCGTGATCTTCTTAAAGAAACAGATGAGAAACTAATTACTTATCTTGCTAAACATAAACATTGGACACCCTTTGCCCACACCTCTCTACAGTTTAGAATTAAAGCTCCTCTCTTTGTAGCTAGACAGCTTGGTAAACATCAGGTAGGTCTAGTATGGAACGAGATTAGCAGGAGATATGTTGACTATGAACCAGAGTTCTACTTTCCAAAATACTGGAGAGGTAGACCAGAGAATAAGAAACAAGGTAGTTCAGATAAAGTAATTGATATTAACCCTGCCACAGGATCAGGTCCGTCGCTCTTAGATGATTATGAGCAAGCAATTAAAAGGTGTATGTGGACTTATGATGAACTATTAAGAAAAGGTGTAGCACCTGAGATGGCACGTATGGTTCTGCCACAGAGTATGTTTACTGAGTGGTACTGGACAGGTAGTTTAGTTTCTTTTGCTAGAGTCTGTTCGTTAAGAAGTAAAACAGACGCACAAAAAGAAACTAGAGAAGTATCTTCTATGATTGAAATACAATGTGCAAAGTGTTTTCCTTCCTCTTGGCAAGCTTTAATGACACCATGAAACTTTATACTAATGATGAAGAATTTGATCTGTTACACCAGGCAGTAGATAAAGCTAGAAAAAATGCTAAAGAAGTAAAAGTTCCTAGACAAGCACTTATAAATCTACTTATGGATCATTCACATTTAGTAAAGTTAGTAAAAGAATTAGGTGGTGATGTAGAATTTAGTTGACTTTACATATAAGATATGGTATAATTCGTAATATAGTAGAGAATGCTTTTGGTTCTCTACATTCTTGCTGATAAAGGAGAACAATATGACTAGAGTATATCCTAACTTTCCTTCTCATGTATGGAATAATTTTTTTGAACAATCAATAGGGTTTGATAAATTACTATCTAACATAGATAACTATTATCTTAACGTAGATAGGAAACCAGCTTATCCTCCTTATAATATTATTAGAAATAATGAGTCATCCTATCAAATTGTTATTGCCTTAGCAGGTTTTAGCAGTAAAGATATTACCGTAAGTTTAAGTGAAAATATTTTAACTGTTAAAGGTAACATTGAATCAGACGATAATGCAGATAAATATCTTATAAAAGGTATCGCCTCTAGAAAATTTGAAAGACTGTTCTCACTAAATGAATATGCTATTGTAGATAAGGTATCATTTAAAAATGGTGTACTAGATATTAAAATTAATATCGTGTTGCCTGAAGAAAAACAACCTCAGACCTTTAACATAGAGGAGTAAATATGTCACAGACCTATAACATCTATATAGGATTTGATCCTAAAGAAGAGGTAGCATACGAGGTTCTTAAATGGAACCTGGAACGTATTGCAAAAAATCCTTTAAATATATATCCACTTAAAAAAAGTATACTAGAAAAGATAGGTCTGTATAATAGAGAATATACAGAAGAGAATGGACAGAAGATTGACAAGATCGATGGTAAACCATTCTCTTCTGACTTCTCCTTTACACGTTTTCTAGTTCCTGCTTTAAGCATGTATAAGGGATGGGCCTTGTATATGGACTGTGACATGTATCCAAGGAGTGATATCTGTGAATTGTTTGAAGAGTATAATGATCCTTTTCATGCTTTATATTGTGTTAAGCATGAGTACACGCCTGAAGATGATACGAAGATGGACAATCAGAAACAGGAATTATATTACAGAAAAAACTGGTCAAGCCTCATGCTGTTCAACTGTGAGCATCCTCAAAATCAAATGCTTACTCCGAATGTGGTGAACACTCAAACAGGTCAGTACCTTCATAAGTTTGGATGGTTGCCTGATAAGCCAGCAGATATTGGAAGTATTCATGAAGAATGGAATTGGCTTGATGGACATTCTCCTGAAGAACTCGAAGCAAAGAATGTTCACTTTACAACAGGTGGTCCTTGGTTTTATAATTGGAAATGTAAACGTGAAATGGATGGTAAGTATGCAGCAGAGTGGAACAATGATGCTGTATATATGCAAACAATTGGTGTGCTTAAAGATGAAGTACATAAGTATTTTTTATAAGGAATAATAATAAAAATGACCAACATTAATTTCGTAACATCTTTCAATGAAAATCTATTTGTTGATACTTCATATAAGTTTCTAGAATCTGTCATTGATAAGTGGGAACCTAAGATTAATCTTACATGCTACACTCATGATCTTGATCTTAATAATTATGTC